AAGTTTTTCAGCTAACGAATATCTGTTAAATAAATCAGTATCCTCTAGGAGTTTTTTTTGACGGTCTCAATTGGTTCAGTACCCATAATCTTTTGAGCAACATCAATTAAAACTTCCCTATCAACACCATTTAGTAAGGCGTTTTTGTCTTGTAAATCAAATAGCTTTTCACCATTTTCATCAAGAGCTTTATAAATTAAAACGTAAGCCATCATGGTTAGATCATCATCTTTGCTCATTTTATAGAGCTTAGAGGTTTCAGCTAACGTTAATGGCTTACTATATATTTTTAGGGGCTTGTCTTCCTCACCCCATTCTGGTACTTCAATTAACTTTACATCTTGCTCTGCAAAATGCTTTTTAGCGTTTTCTATTGCTTTCATCTTATGCAACAGTGCTTTCAGTTAATGAACCTGAACCCTGCACAGAGATGCTTGCTTCCACGAGACCATCGAATGAACCTGATCTTGTAACGCCTGTGACAATAGCTGTACCAGTATAATAAGTGTCACCAGATGTATCACCTTCAGGATAAACGTTTAAAGTAACTTCAGAACCTATGCTTAAAGCACCCTGCCCAGAAGTATCAGTTTCATCCCAGAACACATCCATGCTTCCTGTAAAAGAAGTTAAAGATGATTTGAATGATCTAGCGGTATCACCCATTGAAGTATCCTCAAGTACGTCTGCAGTTTCTTCTAAAGAATAAGATCTAATCTCAGCTACAGAATTGCTGCCTACCTTGATAACACCTTCGCTACCTTTATGAGTTGCCATTTTCTATTTCCTCGTCTTTCGACTTTTTAGAAGAAGATTTAATTTTTGTTTGGATTGCTTCTTCTTTCCAACCCTTATTCTTTAGACTTTCAACCTTAGAAGGATGAGCATCTATAGAAACTTTTCCGTCAGGACTAATCATTTTCATGTTTTTCTCCTAAACTCCTAACTCAGAATCTTGTTCTTGAGTATGATAAATAGTGGTAAAAGTAAGGGCAACGTAACCTAATGGCTTTTCACCCTCTCCATTAAATTCTATTTCTGTTGATGATATATAAGAATCTTTTGCAAGACCGCCTAATGTAACATCAGCAGCAATAGCTTCTTCTACCTCTTTGCTAATTGTATCAATAGTATCATCAAAGTTGGTAGTAGCTTTTGCATAACCTTCAACTACTACTTCTAACTCCCTTGATAACACTCTGTTTGTACCAATTACTTGAGGTTCTGAAGTTTCTGATTTTGTATAAATTACTAATGCAGGAACTGTTTCTAAAGGATAAATCCTTGATTCATGAACATTACTTCCAGTTGTTGTTAAACCAGTTAATGTAGTTCCAAAATATTCTCTTATTTGCTGTCTTACGTGTGACATTTACAGCTCCTCTAATTGTAATGCAGTAAAACCAGTTCTATCTGATTGCACATTTACAATTGTATATGATTGTGCTGCTTTTAGGGTATTGCCTTCTACATCTGTAATGGCACTGACAGCTAATGTATCTCCATAAGATGCATTAGGAGCATCTACGGTTCTACAATAAGCAATAGGTTGTAATGCTTCTACTCCTATTCCCTGTTCTTGTTCTGTATATTCATTATTTAAAATAACGTTGATAACTGAATCAACATCATTTCTTGTATAGGTTGCACTTACAGCATGACCGTAATTGATATCAAGATAAGCACTCATATCTGCTTCTGTCTCTAATCTAAACTGAGACATTATTGTTCCTCAAGCACAAGTGAAACCATTCCTGTATTATCTGGCTCGACAACTCTAACTCTGAATTCTGTTTGTGCTTTTAAGACATTACCTTGATCTGTGGTAATTGCATCAACAACTATTTTGTCGTTTTGTGAAACATTAGGTGCATCAGAGTATTTAATAATTGCTCTTGGTTGAAAACCTGCAACATTAACTGATTCACCTTGTATGCTGAAATATTCTTGATCAATGATAAGTTTGATTAGAACAGATAACCCATCATCTATAAAACCAAGAGTATCTATTAAGGGGAAATCATCCCATAAAGCACCAGTCTCGAAAAATGTTGCAGTTACTCCGTGTCCTGTTGTGGTATCAAGATAAGAAGTAAAATCTGCAGCACTTTCGATAGGTGGCATTATTTTTTAGCTCTTTTCTTAGGAGCTTCCTCTGAATCTTCTAGACCTACGCTTCTATTTACTTTTTTTGGTTTAGATTTTTCAACATGTGGAGCAGCTTTGCCATAAGCACATAGCTCATAACCTACGTCTTCAGGAAGTTCAACCACATCTCCTGCTTTGACTCTTTCGCCTTTCGCCACTGTATCTTGTGTAATTAAAAATTTTTTCATATTTAAGATGGGGGGATTACTCCCCCCATTCCAAGTAAGCATTAACTATTATGCACCGTCATTAGATACACAGAAGCTAACAGCATGTCTAACTGCTACATCAACTGTTTGAAGAGCAACGATTCTAATAGAACCAGTGTTAGATAGGCTATAAGGGTCAACTGTGATATCAAGAGAACCATACATACCAATTAATAGATCACCAAAGTTACCAAAGTAGAAATCACCTGAAGTAACTTGATTTGATCTAACTACGTTGTAGCCATTCATTCTGCCATCTGGCTCAACTACGAATTGACCGCTACCTGAATCTTTAGAGGTAGTTTTCAATGTACCGTAGTCAGCAGGCTTACAAATGTAAGACAAGTTGCCTAGTAAAGCATTGTCTGCTGCAACTGCAGATTCCATCCCAACGATCTCACCGAAAGTTGGATTTGCTGCTGCAAATGTAGTTGTGTTAACACCAGAAGTGTTTTTAACACCTGTAGGCTGTCCTGAAGAACCAGAACCTGCTAATGCACCCAAGTCAATAGCGATAGCAATTGATTGAGTAAGATCATCTCTGATCAAGTTCTCGATGTCTAGTGAGCTTTGTTGTAAAAGCAATCTAGTAACATCTGTGTAAGCACCAATCACTTTAGGTGACATGGTTACGCTTCCAGATGTGAACTCTGATTCAGAAGCAGCATTTCCTTCAGTAGCAATCCAACCACCGCTAGAAGCAGCAGTTTTCTTAGGTATAACTACAGAGCCTTGAAGACCACGTAACATAGTTGCACCTGCAGCCATAACTGAAGATTGGTTTCTTAGAACGTCAATGAAATCTCCACCTTTGAAATCCTGAGGGATTAAAGTTGAATCATCAGATGAGTTAATGTCTCTCTGACCCCATTGAGCTAGAACGTCTGCAGGAAGCATGATGCCTTGTGCAGTTGTTCCATTTTGTCTTGCAGCTTCTTCTGAACATTCAAATTCAAATGCTGCATCAGCTTGAGCTTTTCTGTCAGTTGGATTAGCTAAAGCTCTAAGAGCTTTTACTACGCTAAATCTTTTGACTTCTTTAGCTGTCATACCTATATCTGATGGTGTTTCTAATGGTTTGTCATTAGCGATATTCTCTAAGAGGACACCTCTAAATTCTTCCACAGAAATACCTTCAGAAATTGCTTTATCAGCTAGATCTCTTTTGTTGTGTCTAACAGCTAGATCAATGATCTCTTTAGAGTTTCTTTTGAACTCAGCTTTAGCTTCTTCAACAGTTTTAGATCTAACCTCGTCAAGATTAATATCTTGTTTAATTTCTTTTTCCATTTTTATTTCCTGTTTGAAATTAAGGTTAGTTTCAGAACGACCAACTCCGACAGCTTTTGACTGATCTGCAGGTACTGCAACTGAACTTACCTCTAAAGGTGTCCAGTTAGCTCTGTAGTAGTCTCCTTTATCATCGCTGACACGTTCCATTTTATTTATTTTGTATCCAACGGATATATTCATGCGAATTCCGTCTTTTACATCTTCAAACACTTCTCGAGCAAGAGCAGATTTTCCAAATCTAACTACTGCAATTGTCCTCTTAGCAGTCTCGTCTAGTTTGAACTCTTCGATAACACCAATTTGCTTGGTCATATCATGATCTAATAGAAAAGGAGCAGTACCGCTTGACATAAATTCCATGTCAATATCTTCTGCTCT